TTACGAAAACCCCTGGATATATGAGGGTAAACCTTTCACTTCTGACGACATTGGCGATTTCTTCGGTTACGTCTACGTCATTACTAATAAGTCAACAGGCAAAAAGTACATCGGTAGAAAGTATTTCGTGCAGAAGAGGAAACCCAGAGGTGGAAAGCGTAGAGTCACAAGTGAATCCGACTGGAAACGATACTATGGATCTTGCCCCGAACTCAAGTTGGACATCAAAGAAATGGGAGTGGATGCTTTTACCAGAGAAATAAAATCTTTACATAAAACTCTAGGTAAAACAAATTACGAAGAGACAAGACAATTATTTTTAAATAATGTGTTAACTGAGGCACTTGACGACGGGTCGCCAATGTACTATAATAGCAACATCCTTGGACGGTACTACAGAAAAGACTATTTTGGATCATGAAGTATCATTTGTACGATGAAAACTATACTCATAAAGGAACCTTTCGATCAATTACAGAAATGAAAAATTTTCTATGCGAAAGGAAGTACGATAATGATGATAAAACATATATGGATGATACATTTGATTACATAAAATCTATCGGATGGCACTGGGATATAGAAGAACTTCAAATTAAATAAACATGAAACTTTTTATTGATTCTGCTGATACGCAAGAGATCATATCTAGATTTGAAACAGGATTGATTGATGGAGTAACCACTAACCCATCTCTTATCAGAAAATCAGGAAAAGATCCTGAGGATGTATACCAAGAACTAATTGATGCAGGTGTTCCTGATATCAGTATGGAAGTTGTTGGTTCTGTTGAAGAAATGTTCAGCGAAGGTATGCGTTTGTTTGAAAAATTTGGTGAGCAAGCAACTATTAAAGTTCCTTGTGATCCAGATGGTCTTGCGGTTTGTAGAGATCTTGGAATCAATACTGACTGTGCCGCTAAAGTAAACGTTACTCTTATCTTTAGTGTATCTCAGGCAATTTTAGCAGTAAAAGCAGGTGCTAGATATCTGTCTCCATTTGTAGGTCGTGTAGACGATCAAAGATTTGGTGGATGTAATCTAATTAGAAGAATTAGAGAGGTTCTTCCAGTACACACCTGTGCTCAATTTAATAACCCTGAGATTCTATCTGCATCTATTAGATCAGTAGGAGATGTAGAACATTCATTTGCACAAGGTGCTGATATAGTTACTATGCCTTCTAAAATCTTCGATGGTATGTACAAACATGTACTAACTGATGTAGGTTTAGATATTTTCCAAAAAGATTTTGAAGAAACTCAAAAACTAATAAACAATGGTTGAAATAACTGAAGAAGAACTCGAAAAAAATTACGAAAATTACGTCACTAAATGTGAGAGTGGTGAATCTTTCATAATTAAAAAACGAGATGGTAGGAGAGTCATGATGGTTCCTGCTAAAGATTTTGAAGATGCTAAATCTTGTGTTAGTATGGACATTGATGATGACGGTTACTATGATTACTTAAGAGATCACGATGATGCATCATGATTAAAAAATTATTTAAAAAATATCTTAATTTAATTAAGAGAATAGATGAGAGGCACTACTGGCCCCTGTTTATTTTTTTATCATGCTACTTTGTAGTACCATATAGTGAATTTGTTATCACAGCACTCATCATATTATACTTCAAATTTGAAAGTCAATTTCGTAAATTTGGTAAGAGGTTAGTCAAACCATTTCCAGAATGGATAAGGGTTGGTGGCGGTGTAATTTTTTTCCTCGTCATGTTGGATGATACTCTTATGTACTTGAGTGTCCTAGCAATTGCTATGCTCAGTGCTAGAGCATTGAAAAAAGAACAGGAGTTGCAGAAAAAACAAGAAGGTGCTACAATAAACGAGTAATCACTCACATCATGAAACCAACTGTCCTACTTGAAAGATTTCCCTACCGATATGTACAGGTAGGTTTTTTAAAAACTAACGGTAAACCAGACTACCGCATTCAAAAATGGAACGAATGGACTGAAAGGTACAAAGATATGTACCTACTGGATAATTCCATACAACTAGACACTGCTATGGAAGATTTTGAATACACCAAGTGGTTAGATCCTGATCCAGAGGTCGCTGCTTATGCACATAATGCTTCATAAAATTATGACTTTAAAAGAACATTTAGACTCAGCAGAAGAATCAATTAGACAGGCAATCATTCATTGTCTTAATGATAAGAAAGATGAAAAGACTGGAGATCTTTTCAAAGCACTACAGTTGGTAAGTGATATCAACTCTAATACTCTTGAAATAGATCTATCTAATGTAAATTTTGATAATTATCAAGGGTATCTTGATAACGAACCAATTACATTTAATTCTGACTACATAGCAACTGGGGATGGTGTTGTTAGTATCCCTGGTAAACGTCCTGGTAGCGACATGGATTCACTTGATAATGTACTTGAATTTAAAACAAAGGATGATGAGTCTCGGAAAGACTAAAAATTTGCCCTGGTGGGTCAGCTCATAAGTTAGGGGTCTAATGACCCCTTTTTTTATTGTCTTATATAAATACCTCGGAAGCACTAGGTAAATAATAGGATGTCTCGAGCTCGTGTAGATCAGATAGTTAATCAACAAGGTACAGGTGGTGTAGAATTTCCTTACGGTCTTGAAGTTAACGCTGATCAAACCTTAAAAATTGGAGGACCTGTAGAATTACATGGAGGTTCTGCGTCAACATCAGCAAACCAAATACCTAAAACAGGAAACAACGGGGAACTGGTATGGGGAACACTCCCTAATTTTCAGGTCAGTGCTGTTGATTCTGGTAGTAATTTTGGGGTACAAGTTAGTGATCCAACAGGTCAGTTTCCTTCAACTCAAGTTGAATTTGTTGGTGGTTCAAATGTAACTCTAACTAGAGCAGGAGATCAGATTACAATTAGTTCTAGTTTTGTTAATACCAACACAGTTACCACTTTACAAACATCTGGTGGTAGTCCTGTATCTGGTGCGTTGATTCTTGCAGGTGCAGGCGGCACCACAATTACACAGAACTCAAGCACTTTTAATATCACTTCAGTTGATACAACATACACTGCTGGAACTGGTATTGATCTAGTAGGAACAGAGTTCAGTCTTCCTCAAGCATTAGACACATCAGATTCTCCTACGTTTGATGCCCTTACTGTTACCAATGCACTCGCAGCAGGATCTATCGCATGTAGTGGTAACGTAACTGGTACATGGAATGGTAATGTAATCGGAATTGATAAAGGTGGTACAGGATCAACCACTGCGTCTGCTGCGTTCTTAGCACTCGCACCTAGCGTTGCTGCGGCATCTGCTAAGTTCCTGACTACAGATGGAAATAGTATTTACTGGGATAATTTACCGTCTAGTAGTGGATTTACACCAGTCACATATCAGTTGACTGCACTAGACGGTGCGACTACTAATACTGTTAAGACTAGAATTACTGATAACGGTGGTAACTATTCAGAAGTTGTCTTTGCAACCAGTGATGATATTACTTTAAGTAGATCTGGTAATACTATTACAATTGGATCTACAAATGCAAATGATACTGTATTAACGTCAGAACAGGTAGAAGATATCGTCGGTGGAATGATCGACAACAATGCTAATACTGGTATCACAGTCGCATATAATGATGTGACTGGTAACATGGAATACTCTGTTAGTACTACAGCAGTTACAGATGCTGATACAACATATGATTTAACAAGTGCTCAGATCACAGGTGGTATCGGTCTTCAGTTAGTTCCTGGAGGCACAGGACAGGGTAGTGTTACTGATCAGGTTAATATTATCGGTGGTAATAACGTCTCAGTTCAAAAAGATAGTAGTAATGGAAATATTACTATCGCTGCTACTGATACAAACACTGATACTGTTACACAACTACAAGTTACTGGACCTAATACTTCAGGAGGTTCTTATGCTTCAGGAAGTATTTCTTTCCAAGCATCTGGATCTATCAATATGGTTCAGGCAGGGCAGGTTATTGCTATTAGTGCTAGTGATACAAACTCTTATGTAAATGATGCAAGTTACAGTCAAATTACTGGTGCTCTAACTCTTGAAAGAACAGGTGGTTTAACAGATGTTGTTGTACCTATTACAGATCTTCAAACATACTTAGACAGTAGATATGTTACACAAATTGGTGCAAGTGATGCAAAAATTACATCAGCAAGTTGGAACACTGCAAACGGTGATCTAACTCTAACCGCTAACGATGGTAGTGCTCCTCTTGTAGTTAATCTTGATGGTAGATATCCTACAGATACTGGTCCTAACTGGTATATTAAACAAGGATCTTTTGCAGCAGCAGGTAATAATCCAGGTGGATATCATACAAATAGATTACTTCTAAATCTTGTTAGAGATGATGGATTGAGTGATACTACTGTTTCTATTGAGACCGAACCTCTATACGATTATCTTGATACACTATATGCTCCTATCTCTACAGTAGACACTAGAGTATCATCATTTACTTTCAGTAGCGGAACTCTCGCTATGACTGTTAGTAACGGTGATAGTTATAGTTTTGATCTGGATGGAAGATATGTAACAGAAGATACATTTGTTTCTGGTTCTACTTTTGATGTTACAAATGGTGTTTTGACTATTACGCAGGGTATGAACTCTCCGTTTGGTAATCCAAATCCACCTTCTGCTGTTACTGTAGATTTAGATGGTAGATATAAATTAGATTCAGCATTAGATGTTGCTATCTCAACATTAAATTTCAACCCAGCTAACGGTCAAATATATGCTGCGAAAAGTGATGGTACTAATACTCCCGCCGAAAGTTTAAATGGTAGATTTTTTGATGATGTTAGTCTAAGTGGAACCACATTTACATTCAATAGAACTGGTGGAAATAATAAAGTTATTAACCTTCAGGCACAAAGAATTGATGTTCCCAATGGAGCAAAATTACTTTTCTATAATTCTTCTGCTCCCTGTGGATATGTAAAAGTTACATCTAGTGTCCTTAACAATTCAGCATTGAGAGTTGTTACTGGAACTGGTGCTGGAACTGGTGGTACTACATCGTTTACCAATGTGTTCAATGCAACCAGAACTGATGGTGCTACTGTTACTAAAGGTAATTTAGATGTTGGGGGTGGAGTTGATGTAGTTTTTGGATCTGGATTTGCTGTTAATAAAGGAAACCTTGCTTTGACTGGTAGTCCAACTGCAACTCTTGGATCTGGATTTGCAATTAACATCAATGGTGCCCCAGGAAAAGGAAACTTATTTACAGGACACCATTCTGTTTCTGTTAGTGAGACAGCTCATCACGCACATAACTATCAAAGAGCTACCTTTAATGGTAGAGCAGACTGGGATGATGGTTCATGTTCTAGAGGTTATCAAGGTGTTAACACTGCTGGTGAAGGTGGTAACCAAGGTCACACGCACAATGTAAATGGTGTTCCTGATAAGGGAAACTTAGGTGCTAGTGTTAGTGGAGACATTACTGCTGGTCCAGGAAATCTTGCTATCAATGGTAATCCACAAGTTAATGGTGATATTAGTAGCAGTGGTTCAGCTGACCTAAATGTTACAGGAACCCCTGGGTTTTCTGCTGGTACTTTAAACATGGCGGTAAAGTATGTGGATGTTATTATAGCTACAAGATCAACATCTTCACCTGGTCAATGTAATATTAATGCTGGAGATTAATTATGAAAATGGAGTCTGGTGATTTTTGCCCTTTGGTAAACGGACCATGTAAAAAGTTTGAATGTAAGTGGTGGATTCAAGTTAGAGGTATTCATCCTCAAACTGGACAAGAAGTTGATGAGTGGGATTGTACAATATCATTCTTACCCATGTTACTGATTGAAAATTCTCAACAACAAAGACAGACTGGTGCTGCGGTAGAGAGTTTTAGGAATATTGCTACTGAACAAAATCAACAGTTACAAGAGAATTTGTTAGAAGCACAGAAGATTGTGCCTGCTATCGTCTCTGCTGCAATAAATAATAAAGGTGCAATAGAAGGAAGCAAATGAAATTTTTTCTTATGAGAGGTAAAGCTGACTGTGATGGTCAAGTTCAGTGGAACTCTGACAAGTATCATGGAATGAAAAATTTCTTAGAAGAAATTGACGAAGAATATTGGTGTATTAGATATGATGATGAATCTGTTCCTGCTATCTCTGATATAGAATTGAGTAATGGAGAACATAAATCTCTCGATCAGGATGAGATAAATACTTTCAGTGTCTTAGCAGAAAGACTTTGGAACGAAGCAGAGAACGCTGTTCAAGAGCAGGAGGCAGAGTTACAGAGACTAGATGATGAAGACTACATGCGAAATTATATTACTTGGACTATAAGGGCTAAAAAATCTAGAGATGAGATGTTAGCATCATCTGATCCTTATCTTTTATTGAGTAACTTAGATGATACTGGTTGGGAAACGTGGAGGCAATGGGTTAGGGATCTTCCACAACAATATGATGCTCCCATAAACATAGATTCATGGATTGAACCACCTGCAAATGCGAATGATATGGTTGTTGATATTTTCACTAAGTTTAAACGCAACTGTGAAACTAGCAAGAAACTATATGATCATTATTATCCCTAACTGATAAATACTTTTATTACAGGGGAAGTAGTGTCTAATGTCTAAAATTAGAGTAGATGAACTCATCAATCAAAGCAATAGTGGACCTACTCTAGCAGTAGAAGGTCTTCGAGTTCCCACTACTAAATCTTTATTGATTGATGGTATCATCTCTTTGAATGGTGACACTGGATTGACTGGACAAGTTCTTTCTAGGACTAGTACTGGAGTGGGTTGGAGTAATGTACCCCTCACAGATAACAATACTACTTACACACTCAGCACTGATGATGGTGCTAACCCTTCTACAGATAAAGTAATTAGATTATCTGCTGGTGGATCTGGAACTGGATACACTGAAATTGTTCTTGTAGCAGGCAATAATGTTTCTCTCACAAGAAACTCTGGAAGAATTACTATAGATTCTTCATTCACTGATACAAATACTGTTACACGATTAGGTGTTAACGGGCAGAATTATACTGATGGTGATCTTAATCTTATTGGAACTGGTGCAGCGACAATCACCCAGTCTGGTAGAACATTTACCATCAATGTTAATGACGACAATACAACATACACTGGAGAGAGTGGTGTTACAATCACTGGTGATAACAAGATTAAGATTGGACAACCTGTAGGTCCTAACGATCCTGTTACATTCCAGCAAGTAACTGTTAGTGGAAATTTAATCGTACAAGGTACAACCACTACAAGTAATACAGTTACCGTATCTACTCAAGATAAATTTATTGACTTAAATGATGTTCTTATTCCTACAGATGCTGTAGCAGATGGTGGTGGAATTAGACTTAAAGGTGACTCTCCACATACTATTCTTTGGAGTAATACTGATGACTCATGGACTTCTTCTGAGCATTTTAATCTCGCTAGTGGAAGAACTTATAAGATTAATGGTGATGAAGTCATCACTAGTACAGGACTTGGAAATGTTATCAGAGCATCTAGTTTAGAATCTGTTGGTGTTCTATCTACTGGTAGATGGGAAGCACAAACTATTGGTATTGCATATGGTGGTACAGGTCAAACCAATGCTAATGATGCTTTAAATGCATTCTTACCATCACAAGCAGCAAATGCTAGTAAGTATCTAACAACTGATGGACAGGATACATCTTGGGCTGCTATACCTCCAACATATAATGGATGGAGTGTTGGAGATAATAGTGTTACCACATCTGTAAACTCCAATGATATTGTTAGATTTGTTGGTACTGGTAGTGCTTTAGTTACGTTAGATAATGTTAATAAGAGACTGACTTTTAATGCAGATAACACAACGTACAATCTATCTGTAGAAAATCAACAGCAACCAAATAGAAAAGGTATTCGTTTAACAGATAACACTGGAAATTTTGAAGAGGTAGTTTTATCTGCTGGTACTGGTGTTACTCTAACAAGAACTGGAACAAGACTAGAGTTTTCTGTTGCTCAAGATCTTAGTACGAGTGCGATACCTACTTTTACTGGTGTTGACGTTACTGGTACTGTTAACGCTACAACATACACTGGTTCTGCAGCACAACTATCAAACTTAACTGGAGTTCCTAACGGAGTTTATGGTAGTTCTGGAGTCATTCCTGTTATATCTGTTGATCCTACTGGTAGAATTACAAATATTTCTACAGCACCAAACACAGGTGCAGCAGGTTCTGGTGGTATTGTTGCTGGTGGTAGTGACTACTCAATACAATACAATAACAATGGAGGACTTGCTGGTTCAGATAAAATTAAATTTGAACCTATTCAAGGTGAGTTAACACTTAAAGGATATCTTGTATCAGATAATATTGTATCTACTGGTGCAACAATCACAGAACTACAAGCACTTGATTACATTAAGTTCCCAAGTAAAACTATTAGTGAACGTGACTATCTAAATGTTCTGAACGGATCTGTAATTTACAATAATGTTTACAACCGACTTGAAATGTATCAAGACGGTGAGTGGATTCCTATAGGTGGTATCACACAACTTGGAGATCTATTGGATGTTCAAGCAGGACACCCTGGTGATGGACAAGTTCTAAGTTTTAGTTCTAATGGTAATAGATGGGTTCCTACTACTGTTACTGCTGGTGGTGGTATGCAGCAGAACAGTTCACTGGTTGTTAACAATAGTTCTTTCCCCTCTGGTTCTGGTAGTTTAATATTTAAT